TATCCTTCTTTTCTTCTTCGGTTAGTTCCCTTTCCTCGTACTCTACCTTCTTCTCGTAAAGAATTTTATCCTTGCCAATCTTGTACTCTATAAGACCGTTATCCAAATCCTTTGTCTGGAATGGGTGGCCGTACCTAAAAGTAGGGACAGTATTCGCCCCGCCTCGTGGTAGCGGCATTTCGCAACTTATATAATCAAACATTCCCATAATTAATATCCTTTCTGTCTTGTTATCGTCGTTCCAAATCCTAAAATTCTCAAGGTAAAATACCAATAAAACTCATCTTCTCTATGCAAAAAACACTCAGTAGGAAAGCTAAATCCATATTCTGCTACGTCTTTACCAGTAAAATCAGCAAATTTGTTTCTTTTGCCGACCCAAGGAAAATTTAAATGAACTTCCAAATAGTTGCTCCAGTGTTTTTCTTTTCTATAAAGTCTCATTTTTTTTCTTTAATCGGGAATCTTTCAATATGGAACCCAAACCCAAAGATTTGAACCTCAAAGTGCCACTCCCCAAACATTTCGTGATATGATATTTCTGTGGGAAAACCCACCCCTTTAAACGTGGCATTATCTTCAGCCTCATTTTTCCAACGAAACCAAGGCCACAATAATTTAAAATTTGTTTTCATCTATATTTCTTTTAATTTATTTCCGCCGATTTGGAATAAGAGAATAAACAAAGGTGCCGCCCAGAGAGTATTGAGTGGGATTCTTCGTAGTCTGCGGTGAAGATAAATTCTCTTGGAACCCATAAATTTACGGGGATTTTCTTTTGCCCGTTGTATTCCATGCCGTGCCAAAATTCTCTGGCAATATCGTCCGTGGTGTATCCTGCTAAACCGCAACCTACTTTAGTGAGAAGGAAATCTAGGTGCGGATTGTCGAGAACGCATTTGATAAATTTTTGAAATGACACGCTGATTTCACTTAGGCTTAAGGTCTCGATTTCGAAACCTTTAGTCGGAAGTGCGTAACATCTACCTGTTAGTCCAAGACCTATACCAGCTTTAGCTCCGAAAGCTTTTTTTGCTAGAAGTGCTGCTCCTGCTCCGTGGACGCCCCGACGATTTGAACCAAATGTAAAGATTTGATTCTCTTCCAAGGAGCTAATTATTTCTGGAGTGTATCTCAATATGGTTCCCCCTCGCATAGTTCTGTCGCCAACGCGATTGCTCCGTCAGCGTATTTTCTTGCGAGTCTTACTTCGATTGCTCTTTCTTCTTTGGTAATGCAAATACTGGATAGAGAAATTCCTGAACAAGTGCTTACTTCAATATCCACCTCGTAGTAGAATCTTAATCCGCCGAATTTTATTTTTACTTGTTTTGCTGTGAATTTGGGTTTGATTATCCTGCCGTCCCCAAGTCCCACTCTATATGGGTTAGTTAGGACGTAACTTAATTTGTCAATTACGGGCAACCAATCTTCGGGTACATCCAAGCCCCAATGCATACAAGACTCATCCATCGGAAGGTCTTTCTCTCGATAGAGGCTGGGGTATTTTTTTAGTATTTCCATTTTGTCCCAACTGTAAAGGAATCCTTGTCAGTTGCTAATCCCATAAATTCAAATAATATTTAGCAAACAAATCTAACCCCTCTTGGACTCTCTCGCTATGTTTTTCGCATGGTGTCCAATCCCATTTTCTGTCATCCAAGCCCTCATACCCAACGCTGCCGTCACTGTAGGTAGTTTTCTTATGTCTTGGGTCGTAGTCTTTAGGCTTAATTGGGCTAATCGTGTCTTCCCAGTGCTCAAACGACCAAATCATCTTGTCTAGGGTTTTCTCCCATTTACGCATGGCCCTGTCCATTGCTAATTCTCTCTCCTGCTCGGTTAATTCGGAGTCGGCTGCGTGGTCGTAATCCTTTTCAAACATTTCGCTGGGACAACCATTGAGATTATTTCGGAGATGCTTCAAGCGAGGCACAACTGTCTCAGAGTGCCAACTATGAAAGTTCCACGCCTGTTCATGTGGGAAACCTGTTCTCCAAGTCTGGCGTTTCCTACGCCACCAATATTCAATCGCTTCATACTTCCAACAGAATCTCCACCAAACTCTTTTATACCAAGGAGTTTTTGACCTATCGAAAATATCTTCCATGAATTTTCCAACGATTTCTTCTTTTATGATTGTTCTTTCTTCTTTACTCATCGCTTGTCTTATGCTCGTCTAATTATACTCCCCCGTGTTCGTGGGTTATGTCCTGTTCTAAAGCTGGGTCGAGGGGTTTTCGATCGAGCAAATTCCCTACTGCGAATTTAGTCTTATCCATAGGGGGAACAGCATTGTGCTCTTCTTGAATCCACAACGCAAGTTCCATGGCTTTTTCTTTATTCAAAACAACTTGGTCATCGTAGACATTGCCTTTGGTTAGCACCATCCAGCACAGTTTTAGTCGCATCCACCAAGATAATTTGATGGGATTGATACCCTGACGCCAGTAACTGAAGTACATTTCTTCCTCACCGTCGAACTTGGTAATGAGCATACCTTCGCCCCAGCAATCGCACTTAATGAATTTTTCTCTGTCAGCCATCTATCTCCAATCATACCAAGGGTTTCTGGGCTATGTCAAGTCTAAATCGTGTTCGTACTGCATTAACGCGAACTTAAATTGCTCCATATCCTCTTTCAGCATCTTTTTTTTCTTACAAGATAATTTTCCATGACTTTCTACTGTGTTATATATTTGGGAGAGCAACGACCGTATCTCCTCGCTATACTGCCGCCGCTTCGTCCATTGGGTTCCGCCAAAAATATCACTTTCTTTAATCATTCCTCCAGTGACTTATGCCATTCATCTATTAAGGTTTGCGCGCTCCTCCCTCTGGGAATGGGCTTGTTCGCTTCATAGGCCGCTGTTTCTAGGTACATTCTCGCTAGAATTGCTTTCGGCATCTTGGTGAACACGGCAGTGCCTTTCCAATTCGGAGAGAGAACGCTATTGATAGTGGTCACTCCCCTTCTTGTGTGCGTTGTTTGTTTCATAAATTTAATAAAGACTGTAGCTGTTCCCAACTTTCTTCTGTTTTTTGATCTGTGTTTAAAACGCAATCTGCATAACCTTTTTCGAAATCTTTTACATGATATTCTTTCCTTAGTTCCCTGCTGGAAAACAAATATACTTCTGAGACTTCATTCTGATTATTATTCTTCAGCTCTTTTCTTAAATGATCATAAGGATTTACCAAGCACATAACCACATGGGTTTCTTTGTTTACGGGATGGCTTTTCCAAGTGTTTTCTTCGTCGCTAATATAAACAGCTTTCCAGTTGCCGTCTTTGCCTTTCTTATTTAGGTAAGTCGCTACGGCATTTGCGTTTCTAATATTTTCTTCACGCCCTTCTCTGCCGTAATTATTATTTGCAAACATATCTCTAAACTCATCACCATCAATAATGAATGGAGTATCTAGGCGTTCAGCCAGCAACTTACCTAAGCTGGTTTTGCCGGAAGCTGGTTGTCCGTATAGTATATAAATCATTATTTATCTATCCCTTTTCTTTTTCGTCTTTTTTGTCTTTTTCCTTTCTCTTTTTTTTCTTTGTCTCTCTTTTCTTTTTTCTTCGGGGGTTGATTGGGGGGCTTTTTTCTTTTCTTTTTTTCTTTTTTCTTTATTTGCCATAATATTTTCCTTTTTATTTTAATCCCATTCACTTCTGAATTCTTCCATTGTCGTCGGCCTCTCTGCTGAGCTTAGGTCTTTTCTCATTTGTCCTAACCTCTTTTTTTTCTTGCGATCATTCCACCAAACAGGTACTTGTTTTAACACTAAGGCCCAAATCGCTATCGATATGGACAGTAAAATCCATTTTATCATCGTCATTATATGAAAAAACTCATATTGAGCCTTTAACGCTTCTTCGGCATATTGTATTTCTGTCATAATTATTTATTAAACAGTGATTTCATCCATAAATAGGGGATCTCGACTATCGCTTTTAAAAAATAAGCTATAGACCAAAAGGCCAGCAAAAACAAATCTTTGATGCGTTCGGTCTTCATTCTAATGGTTTAATTAAATTCGCTGGTAATTCATTTATTTCGATTACTTGGCCGGTCTTGTCTGTTTTAAAACGAAAGGCCGTTCTCTCTTCTCCCGTTTCGTTGAAAATTCTACTCTTCATAATTAACTCTTTAAAGGGCTTTATTTTTACCAGCTTAATGGTAGCCTCTATTGACTCCTCATCTTTTTTAGAATAAACGTGCACAGTAACAATATTTTCCCCCTCTACCACTCCCCTAAATGATACTACTTCTTCGTGAAAAGCCACTACTAGGCCCTCCACCCCCTTTTCTAAGGAATTATTCCTTCGACCTAGCGCGTCGTGATCCAAACTAATTAGGCTGCCCTGTCCGCCCTCTCTGTTGTTGAAGCTAACAATGTGCCCCGAAGCCGATTGAACATATAGATCCAAATCGTCTGCGCTTTCACCATTCCAAGTAAGAACAACTTTGTATAATACATTTGGTGGACGCATTTTTGTTTTCTCTTCTTCTGTCTTAAGTAAAAAAAGAATAGCAACCAACATCAATAGGCAGCAAAAAAGCACGTCAATGAACGGCCTAAATGAAAAAAATTTCTTATATCCTTTATTAATCATTCCTGCTCCAATTTAAATCTCAAAATCATCAGCTGAGTCTGTAACGCCAAACTGAATAGAATGCCGCAAATAGTGGTATAAAACGCAGTATTCAGGCCTACTTTAAGTCCGGATACAATGTCGTTTATCTCTGTCCCTTCGTTCAGGCTAGTCGATGTGGCAACGCACAGCCCAAAAACTGTCCCCAACAAGCCGAGAGAAAAAAAGTGTTCTGCCGCAAACCACCCCACTTCAGCGCGTTGTGCTAACGCGGCTCTTTTCTCTGTATCTTTAACCATATTTCCATCTGCCCTGTCGGCTTGATAGCACAATTTGCCTACCAAGCCAGAGACAAGAACGTACAGGGTCATAATTACTATCGTCAAATGACTAATGTCGCCTTTAACCATTAACGAAACTACGCCACGAGTTTCAGCAAAAAAAATGCCCGTAAGCAGTATGGCGTTGAGCAGGAACCATTTAGTAAAAGTTTTCATATTTTAATTAATTTTTATCCCTCGTCACTTTGAAAGTGCTGCTTGCATTTTCTTTTTAGAAGATCTTTGAATCTCTCTAGCGTGTCATAAAGCTTTTGTTCTTCTGGCGAGTTGTTCTTTATGTCGAACTCGTCTTTAGCCAGAAAAAATAACTCTCCGAACTTCTCGTCAATCATGTGGTCGAGCGTAATCTTTCTTTCTTCTTCTTCTGTGTGCATCTTTATTGTACCTTTCTAGGCTATTCTAGTCTAACAGAAACTGCCTTTTCTGTCAACACCTTAATGTTCTTGCTGGTCCTAATTCATTATTTATCTTTTTCATGTACAAATAGTTCATAGCATTCTTCAAGCTCTTTAAGGTCCAGTTCTGGAAAAATTGGTTTTAATTTCTCATATAAGTAAGATTTATCGTTTACAAATCTAGGAAAATGAATCACTGTATACGGCACGTTATGCTCGGTGAGGTCGTTAAACATTTTACCCAAGCGCCACAGCAAAATATCTTTCTGTTCTGTTGGCTGGCAAATAACCCCTAATTGATTCGGAGTTAGCCCGCCCTCCGCTTCGCCCCTATTCGTTCTGGAGTAGGTAGCCTCGTCTATATTTCTAAATGGAATAATAAAATGTCTTATATTAAAAGCCTCATCGAATTGGGGTATATTTTCAGATAATTCCTTCGGTTGTTTAATTACAAGCGCGGCGTAATCACAATCTTCCAAACCCGCTTCCGCCTTGCTCTTGCCCACTCGCATATAAGCGCCCTTTTCATAGCCCGTATTTATTCCGCAATAGGAAAGTATTGCCATCAAAACAGAGGTCCCAGCTCTACCCGTGCCACCAATTAAAATTTTATCTGGTTTCGTCATGGTGCTGTATAAAATTACAATAAGCAGACCTGCCGTCTCCGGTTTCGGTGACTGTATATCCCCGCTTTTCTAAATCTTCAACAGACCTATGATGTTTGACATGATTTGTATCGTCTAAGAAAAGGATTTTCTTTGTAAGATATTCTTGCCGCATAGACATAACCTCTAAATACTCAAGAAATCCCACTCCCCCAGCAGAATCTAAAAATATTAATTGATTCTTCTCGTTATTTATGAGATCCGGCAAAAGATTTTCTGACTCCGGCCGTCCTTCAAAAAAATGTTGTGATCCGCCCGCAAATCCCCCCCCATTGATTTCATTTATGTAGAAATTAACCGCCGATCCATAAATATCAATTTCACAGCCAATATTCTTCTTGTATGCGGACGAGTAGTAGTCTTCGCTTTCTCGAATAAACTTTTCCATCTTGGTATATGGAAGACTTGAACCAAGATATAATTCTACATTACTAAAATTTTGAAGATTTCGTTTCGCTTCTTCGTGGAACACTCGCTGAACTTCGATGGTTTTCACCGGTAGCCCCGTCATTGCCCAAACTACTGTGGACCCCGTGCCTCTATGGGTTCCGGTTTCTATAATCTCCTCTATTTGGGGATTTTCTGTTAAAACCGTTTCGACGGCTTGGCTGAAGAGATTATTGTTGAGTTCTATATCGCTCATGCAAGATAGACTCTAACGAAGCTTCTTATATTTATCTTTTGTGACAACGACACTTGCAAGTGTCTAGATTACATAGCCCGACCTTGCAGCACCAGTGCCGAAATTTATTCCACAAAGCTCGCACTTTACTTCTTTTTCTTTTTGTTTAGCCACGGCGGGAGCTTCTTACCGTCTTTGCCTTTTTCGTCGCCGTTCTTTTCGTCGCCGTTCTTTTTGTCGTCGTTCTTTTTGTCGCCGCTCTTTTTGTCGCCGCTCTTTTTGTCGCCGCTCTTTTTGTCGCCGTTCTTTTTCTTGTCGGAGCTGTCCTTCTCGCCCTTATCCTTCGCCTTGTCCTCTACGATCTTGACGCACTTTCCGTCTTTCGCTTCGTAGCCTTTATTACAATTTGGCGGATATCCAGCCAGTTCGTCGGCAGCAGCCTGCTTAATTTGGTCAGAGAAGTCTATTTCTCCCTCTATTCCCTTACTCGTCATAATAATTTTCATATTTTAAATTACACCATTATTTACTAAACTGGCAGGGAAAATGGGACTCGAACCCATAACCTACGGTTTAGAAGACCGTTGCTCTATCCAATTGAGCTATTTCCCCGAATGGAACGAGTGGCGGGAGTCGAACCCGCGTCATCAGCTTGGAAGGCTGGGGTAATACCGTTATACGACACTCGCGCTAATCCACTAGCTCTTCGAGGTCCCAATTGCGTCCCGCAGCCCAAGGTATTCGAATAAGCTTGCATCCGTGTTCTCGTTCGATTGCTTCAAAATTGACGTCTTGATCAGAAAACGTTTCTCTTCCATTTGTCAACGGTTTTAAATCAAAAAAATTAGGATCATAGCTTTTGCCCCCATCAACGCCTATGCTGTATACATTTTTTAGACCATTGGCTGCCAATACTTCCAGAAACGTATCTCCATTATTGACTCCAATTTTGTAAACTCTACAAAGATTTTTTATCTTGGGATCGTTCCGCCACCACCCGCAGTTATTCAAGTGATATGTGTAAAGTCGCCCCTCGTTTTCTAGCTTCATCAGGACTGGGTATTCTGCCAGAAAGCGAAAGAGAGATTTTTCTGAGTATTGAAAATTTATATGGGGGAATGATGGGAGGCAAACATTCTCCGCATTTTCGTAAAGTGTTTCTCCCAAATCTTTGACTACATCTATATCGATGATACTGCACAGATTAGCCTTGGTTTTTCTAATCGCGTGATTTAAAGCAATCGTCGTCCAACTTTCCAACGACATTTCTTTTATTAGAGCGAAGCTCGGCCCCTTACCAATGAGAAGCGGGGGCCTGTCCATCTTTTCTATTAGTTCCTCTATTCCTTTCATCGACCTATTCCTCGCCCTCTTTCCTTCTCATCACTACTTCGGGGTCTATCTCAACTGGGGGGGCGTCGGCACCGTCACTCATTTGGTTCGGCAGCCCGCCATCCACGTGCTTTCTGATTATTAAAAGCTCCGACGGCTCCTCAGGGAATTTATATACGACATTATTTTTTTGAGTTATCGGGCAGAAATCGACCATTACGCCATCCTGCACCGCTTTTCCCCAGAAAATGTCCCACATCTTAGTTTTGTGCTCTTCTGTTCCGTAAAAAACTGGCACATCGAAAGCTACGATATCTCCCTCTTCTATTTTTCTATTTTTTCTATCTACTGCATTCATAATATTATTATATATTTATATTCTCATTAAAACAATTAAAAGCGCTATGCTGACCAACATGGCCACGAAGGCTAAGCCAAAGTCTACCCATTGGCTTTTTCTAGTTAAAACGTGTAAACGTGCAGCTAAATTCTCCGCAAATTCCCCCCAGAGCCGCTTATCGTCGACAAGAATTGCTTGCGTAGGCTTTTTCTCGCCTTCGTCTGGCGACGGCGGCTCTCCGGCAACCGCTTGTGCCTGAGGAGCGGGAGCTTCGGGGGAAGTGCCTACTCCTTGATCTGGAAGCAGCGGGTGCGGTCGTTCCCCTGATTTTAATTCTTCAATTTCCTTTCTTAATTGTTCCACCTCACTTATGGCCACCGGAGGAGCCACGGGAGGGCCTACGGGAGCACCCACGGGGGGGGGCACGGGAGCAGCCACGGGAGCCTGCCCTGCCAGCGCCTTCTCTATAGGCGGCGCAGCGACAGGGAGCTGCTGGGCCGTTACTGGCCCCACATGTTCTCCTTGAACGAGTTTCTGCACGGCGTTTGGAACAACATCGGGCTTTTTCTGAGGCGGTGGTTGAGGCGCAGCACGAGCCGTTGCGGGGGCTACTTGCTGGGTCGCTCCTACGGCCACTCGAATTGTCTCTTTTCCTTGTTGTTCCATATTTTTTCCTTTCGCTATGTCAACTCTTATCGTATTTTTTTTATTTTTTACTGCTTGGGACTCTTCTGAAGACCCCCCATAGTTCCACGCTTGGGAACCGACCTTCTGCGCCTCGTTGCCTCTCGGTCTCTGAGGTAGGCCAATTTTGACGGTCGCTTTTTTTTGTTTGTGCGTGTTCATTGCTTCTTTGTGTAAACGTTCCCAATCCCAATGCTGGGCATATTCTGTCATGTTCCCACGACATTCGCTTTAAAATCCTTCTCTAGAGCAGCTAAGCAGCCTTCTGCATTAGATATTTTCTCTAATTGTTTGGCCATCTCATCCACAATCTGGGCATGCTCCCCAATTCCCACGGGAGTTTCAAAATAAATAGCAAGCGTTGCGAACGCTTCGCTCACTTGTGCCTCATACCTTTTTTGAAGGGCGTTGTATAGTGCTAATTTTTTGTCCATAATTCTACCTTTTGATTCTAATTAAATTGATATTAAATCTGCGAGTAAACAAACTGGCCTCTTCTTTCGTGGTCTGTTCAAAAATAATACCAAAGTCTGTAATGTAATATCTTGTTGGTCTTTCGGCGGTCATACAAATTATTTCTAGTAATTGAATAACTGTTACATTTTTAAATGGGATGGGCGCGCCACGCATTTTTATTTTAGTGGGGTCATAGTCATCTTCAACGACTTCTTTTCCCACTGGTAGGCCATGTACTATGCCCCTCAAAACAGGTCTACTTAAACCCGTGAGAGGGTCGATATCTTCTAAAGCTACTTCTGTTTTGGGGCGTAAATTAAACAGAATATTAACTTGCCCCCCCTTTGATTTTAAAATTTTATCCAAATAGTTGACCGCCTCAGAAAGCGTAAAGCCATTAAGCACCGGCGTCTCCTTAATCACTAGATGAGACAGGGAAGTTCTGATTTGGGCGGCCGTTCGCGCCTCTGAAGTTATCAGATACGAAAATAGTGTTATTATAAATAAAATTCTTTTCATTTTAGTTCAATTCTAGTTTTTTATCTTTTGTTTTTTCATCTTCTGGTTTTTCTGCCTCCATTAGGTCATTATAGAGGTCTATGGTCACTTTTAAAGCGTATACAAATTCGTACCACTGCTCGTCGGGCGTTAACTCGTCCCACTGTTCTTTTATCGGCTGTCCGTGGTTCAGATCTAGTACGGATACTTCTCCGAGAGTCTTGTACATATTCCAAAAAAGTTCATCCGTGTCTGGGAACATCTTATATTTAAATTTCGTCGGCATTAACGCAACTCCTTTTTTAAAAGCCTCCATCTATTGCTATCTATTTTTTTATCTCCATTGTCAATCTGCTTAACCATGTCTACAACCTCTTCAATGGTATCATAAATGTAGTGATGAGGCAACATGCCCATCATCCAAAGTGGCGTTTTACTTTTGCCGCCCTCCATTGAAATGAATAAGGGCTTCTTCATTCTGACTGCGGTCACAATTTCCTCTGCGCTTCCCCAGCTCGCTACCTCTGGAAGTAAGTGAGCTATAATAAAATCGCTTCTATCAACGAGATTTAAATCATAACTGCGAATGAGCTTCATCCTATCTGCAACATCATTGTAATAGCCGTGCTCCATGCAGTGAGCAACCGAAAGACGCTCTTCTTCGTCCTCGTTCACATCCTTTACAAAAGGCTTTTTGTAAGGGTTAAAAATCCTAATGCCAATCGGCCTAAGTTCCTGCTCTACATACTCGCGCCAATCTCTTCCATTGGCGTATTGCATGTGGCCTACTAAATATGTTCTGGTTTTGTCTAATAAGTCCATACCTAATATTAGCACGACTATTTTTCTATGTCAAGTAATATATAATTAAGGTGCTTCCTAGTTTGCCTGCGGGCGTAAAAAAGCCTTGACATCACTGTTCCCGAGGAACAGTGCATTTCTCTAGCTATCTCTTTATAACTTAAATTCTCTACTTCGTATAATATTAAAGTTTTTTTATGCGGGGGTGATAGTTTTTCCATGGCCTCTACTATCATCTTTCCAAGCTCTTTGTTTTGTAGATTTACTAGGCCTTTTGGCTCGACCCCCCCCAATTGCCTTTCAAAAGAATTGCCTATTTCCTCCAGCTTTTGATCTAAAGAAATTTCTTTTCGCCTCTTCGCTTTCCTGTAGTCGTCAATAATCAAGTTGTGGCTAATTCTATAAACCCAAGTATAAAAAGTTGATCTGGCTTGAAATTTACAAATATTTTTCCAAGCTTTTATGAGGGCTCTTTGGGTTATTTCTTCGGCCACTTCTGGGTTTGATTTTTTACCTAATATAGATAAATAAATTTTATTTTTGTTTAGTTTAACTAATTGATCAAAAGCTAAGGTATCTCCTTGTTGAGATAAAGATACAAGCTCAGACTCTTCAGCTTCGTTATAGTCCATCATCACCATAATATCATAATAGTGTATGAGAAGTCAAGTAAAGATGCGGGGCTTACTTCTTATAAATAAGTATTTTTTGGTCTTCGTGCCAAGCGTGAGCATCCATAGCGACGCCTCCTTCGAGAGAGTCTTTACTTGTGATATTTGTTAATATAAGATAGCCCCCGCTTTTTATCCTGTGCCAATTTTGAGTTAGAGCATTTAATTTAAAATCCTCGTTTAAGGAGTTATCTTGTATAATATCATATAGCACAGTACCCTTAGGTAGTTGGAAGAAGTCTTTGGAGGAAAATGCATAAACGTTATCGTACGCCAGCAAGGTCTTTGGGAAATTATTTACAATAAATATATCTGTCCAAGCGGGTAAACGACTGATCAACGACTTTATTGAATCTGTATCTTCTTCATTTAGAAGGGCTAGTCGGCAGTCTATTTCTTCTGGGTCCCGCTCTTCTCTATCTAAAATAGAATAATACTGGTCAAGAATTTCATGTCTATTCATAATTCTAAATAAGAAAGATTATTTTCTATCCCTAGCCGGTCTAAACGTTTTCGTAGTTCTTCGTATGGTACGTCAGCATAGGTCAGGGCGGTGGGATATTTGGTCCAATAATCTCTATGTTGATCTTTGTCTCCCTCAAGCTTGCCCTCGGCCATAATTGAGGCCACGCAAGCAATTGGGAAAGCAGTCGCTTTTTGCATGGCACTAAATTTCGAATCGCTCAATACTTCTACGTATTTTTTCCATTCCAATAAGCCATTTTTCGCTTTGACATAAATAAGCACCCTATCTCCGGAGGCGGTCGGTCGGCACCCCTTTTCAAAAATATTCTTTAGCACTTCTTCTTCTAGTTCGCAATCCTCCATAAGAAATTTAATCACGTCTCGATGCCCACTGTACCTTAGTGTTTTATAAGAGCAATCTTGGACTCCCGCCTTTTTCATCGTCTCTATGGTATGCGCCGCACCACCGCTAGTATAAAAAGCTTCCAATTTTGAACCGAGAAAATCTACAACCTCGTATCCATCCATGCCTTTTACTTCTTGAATTTCTCCATGCTTTAAAATTAAACAATTATCTCGATATTCGTTTATCAGACCATCGATAGACCACGTGGCCTCATATTTCAGTGGATCTCGCTCTTTAAACATCCGAGGTAATCCTCCGACATACATTTCGATACTCTTAGCTCCTCGGGTAGCTTTTCGTCCTTGTTCGGCTAGAATATTTGCCCAACCCGGAGCAAGACCAAGATCCGTAAACACAGGTTTAGTTTGGCTATGCTCTGCGCCCACGCGGCCTGCATACTCATTAATATTGGCTGAAACACTTACTCTGCCCCCTAAATCACAGTAGCGTACTCCATTGTCTACGCACCACATTCCCACTTCTTCTGTTTGATGATAGGGTAAACTACTTATTACTATGTCTGGCTTTCTCGCTTGCAGTATCCATTCGAACATGTCTTGAGTCTTGGGGGCGTAAATGAAGTCACAATTTAGCTCCATATCGTCGGGCATATTATCTGCCGCGTTAGGGTCGGAGTCCACGCCAAAAACTCTAAAACCGAGCTTGGCCATCGCATACACAATAGCGGTGCCCATCCTTCCCACCCCAAGAACCACGGCTGTCATTTAACTAAAATATTTCTCATAATTCTTCAATCCTTTTTGCCTTATCATCTATAATCATATCGTTCGGCGGCTTAAGCCACTTGCCCTTCGATCCCGTAGATAGATCATGAAACTTACAACCCCATGATTCTAATTGGTGCCAAGTAAAATCATAATAACATTTGCCTAATGCAATTGATTTTTGAGAGCCCCCTCGAGCTGTCCAATAAACGACATACCACCCTTCGTCATATAGCTTATTTATTTTAGCTATGTTCTCGTTATTGGGGTTGGCTAAATTGTATTGCCTTTTATCGGAGTAAAAACAAATCGTTTCGTCAATATCCACCAGTACAACTCGCCTATCGTCAGGAGACAGCTTCTTGGACTCGTGAAACTCCATTTCGTCGGCCAGCTGTTGGTACATAGATGCTTCTGGATGCTCGCTCATTTTGATCTCCTCTTCGCTTTTGTACCCTTCGTATTCCTCCTCTTCACGTTTGATTTGTGCTCTGGCATCTTGGCGTTAATTTGGTCTACTAGCCCTAGCTCTAAGCACTCGTCCGCATCAATCCACCAATCTTTTCTGTCCCAATTTCTCTTAATTCTCTGCGTGGTTAATTTGGATCTCGAAGTGAAAATGTCGACGATTCTGCCTTCAATTCTCTTTACGAGTTTTACCTCGTCCTCAATTTCAAAAGTTTTTCCGATCGCGCCGAATGCCGCCCTGTGAATCATCATCCAACTTTGATGCCCGATCCACCTCACGTCACCCGCTTGCAAAAGAATGCCAGCCATAGACGCGGCCATTCCCAAAGAGCCGGTTGTTATTTTGTGGCCTTGATTTCTCAAATCTTGAATAAAATCAAATAATTCAAACCCGTCAATGATGCTTCCTCCCGGCGAAGAAAATACTATTTCTATATCACACTCTGGAGCTCTACGGTGCCATTGGGTAAGTTTGCTCATGCACGACTCCACCGAATTGGAATTAACATCCTTTGAAAATCTGTACAAATAATTTTCCTCGTCAGAAAGCAGCTCTTTCATTCTGCTGGCTTGAGCTTTTTCTAATTCTAATTCTGCTTTGCCCGCTTCGGCTTCAACTTTCCTAGTTTCTGCCGTTGCTTTTTCGGTTTCAGCTACTAGTTTTGCCACCTCCGCTTTCCTCTTCGAGGAGGCGACGGGTGACGTCTTCTTCTTCTTTGAAATTGTTTTCTTTTTTTGCATATTATTTCATTCCTTGAGGAAAGGTTAACTTGTCTGCATGGTTCACTGTCCAGCTGATCTCGTGTGTGACCGCTCGATATGTTCTTGCGGCACTAGGAAATCCGTTTCCAGATTTTTTAACACCGCCAAAAGCTAGGTGGGACTCGGCGGCAATTGAGCCGCCATTCCAGTAGATCATTCCCGCGTCGCATTCGTCCCGCATGATCCTCGCTTTTCTAAAGTCGTTCGTTAGAACTCCGACTGCGAGCCCATATTCAGTATCATTATAAATTCTAATGGCGTCTTCTGTAGTGTCGAAGGGAATAATGGCCACGTGAGGGCCAAAGACTTCATCTCTGAGATAAGGGGCCGCGTCTCCTCTCCACTCGCTTTTATATACCATTGGCGACATAAAATAACCATCGCCCTCCTGCTTGCCCTCGCGTAGCCTCTTCCCTTCTAATAGAACTTCCGCACTCGCATCGTTCACCACCATTCGATTATATTTTATAACCTTTTTATATCCTTGTTCATTGATGAGCGGGCCATAATATATATCTTCATCTGGTATTGATGATTCCCACCCTACGCATCCGGGGTCTCCACTGGTCGAAAAGACCTTCTTGAATGGGTTGCCGGTTTTCAGTTTGGAGGCTTCTATCGCAAATCTTTTTGCAAACTCATCATAAATGGTTCTTTGAACAATTATCCTGCTAGAAGAAACGCAGCGTTGACCAGAAAGCTTGAACGCGCTTGCTATCGTCGCGGGTATGGTCAGGCTATATTCTACGTCATCAAAAACAATACATGCAGATTTACTGCCCATTTCGCAAGACGTAGTCTTATGCCAGCTATCCGCCGCTACTCTACGGATATGTTGCCCAACTTCGGCAGAACCAGTAAAACAAATATGGTCGACATCAGCGTGAACCAGAAGGTCGCCAGAATCGCCGCGACCATGCACCAGATTAACGACTCCATGAGGCAGACCAGCTTCCTCATAAATTTCGACAGCCATTTGGGTAGACATCGGTGCATCTTCGCTTGGTTTAATTACTACGGTGTTTCCTTCAACAATAGACGGAGCCGCATTCCAAAACATTCCAATGGCTAGGGGAAAATTGAAAGGCGTTACGATAGCTATTACGCCCTTGGGCTTTCTGAGCATATAAGAATCTTTGTCTTCAATCTCTGATGATACGGCTTCCCCGTGAGAACACCTGCCCGAGCCGAAGGCAAATTGCGCCATGTGTAGCGCCTCGTTTACTTCTGCAATCGATTCATTAAAGTTTTTACCAGTTTCTAGGGAAATAACCGTAGCCAATTCTTCTCTGCGGCGTTCAATTATTTGAGCGACCTTATACAAATAATCAGAACGAACAAATCGGCTAACCTTTTTCCACTTGTGAAAGGTTTTTCTCGCTGAGGCTACCGCTCTTTTTACTGTCTCCTCATCGGACAGCGGGAATTCTCCCAACGATTTCCCCGTAGCTGGGTTAATGTTGTCGTACGTGTCTCCAGCGGGGCTTAGCCACGCCCCATTAATATAATTTTTGCCTTCCATTTTTATAAAATGATAGTTATTTGGTTGATTCCATAAGCTGCCTAACGCTGTCTTCGCAAAATCCCGCGCCCTCTCTATTAATAAATTCATATATCACCCCTGTTAGTTTAGACGGTTTTGTAAATACTTGAGTAAGATCGGGGTCTTTGCAAGTGATAGGTTCTTCTGAATAAAACTCTGCGTACCCCTCCTCTTTCCATTCTTTCATTACCGCTTCTACATCTTCCACTTGATAGGCCATGTGATGAACGCCCCCAACTCCCCCTCTCTCGGCAACCCAGTCGCCCACGATAGAACCTTCACTTCCATCACTAACAAAAATTTCTGGAGGAGCATGGAATTCAGCATGAACGGTGCTATTCCTCTTGTCTACGCGGTGACGGGGAGGGGCATACAGAAGAGCGTTATGCGTCCATTGCTCTGTGTTGTGGGGTCTATTTTCCGGTGGAACTAGAGCTATACAATCAGCCTTAGAACTGTCGTCAAATTCTATTTGAAATTCGGTCCCAAGGGTGTAACCGAAAGCTTCATTAAAAAAGGCTGCGGTTTTATATCTATTTTGCACTCTATATGCTATATGATCTAATCTCATTTGCTCCTTTAAAAATAAGTATTATAAATAAGACGAAGAGCTCGACTCTTTCATTCTTATTATAATTTTTTATATCAAGATTTTAAAACATTTAAGTGAGCCATTTCTCTATCTTATAAAATATACGGGATAGGCCACTAAAACTCCACCTCGCGATGGAACATAAAAATTTAATAAAAAATGCCCAAAATAAATACATTCCATACCACCACTTCTCTCTTTTATCTAAAGAGGAGTTAAGAAGGCCTTCTATTTTTTCTTGCATTTCTTTTCTCGGCGTGGCGTCTTGGACCCTCCAACTAACCTTCTTTGTTTCTTTGAGGTGTCCTTTGAAAAAAATTAATTTAAATTCAAATAAATAATCATTATTTTCCGTTAGATTAATCCCATGTATCACCATTTCCCCTGTCCAGTCCATTTTTTTAAGCTCCCTGTGAAGCTCTTCTAAATGGCCACCCATCGGATGGTTTTCGTTCTCTCTCCACTCCCTATCGATACTCCAATGGTAAATCTCTCCATCTTCGGTAATTTCATATTCGTCCAGCGCTCCTTCAAAGCTGGCCGTCTTAAACTCGAACTCTGCCCAATCAATTTCAACACACTCCCCAAGATCTTCGGGGAGAGGAAGCGGGTATTCGCATTTTACCGTATCAAACATTATATATTTTTTCCAAAAACTTCATTAGATTGTTGAGACACTCTGATAAATGTCGCACATTTAGGCATTTGTTTGATCTTTCTGGCCCCGATATATGTACAAGTGGATCGTAATCCGCCCAATATACTCTCTATAGTATGTTTAACGAGCCCTCTATGCTCGACCCTAACCGTTTTACCTTCTGAAGAGCGATACTTTGCAACGCCCCCATTATGTTTTCTCATAGCTGTGTCGGAGCTCATGCCGTAAAAAGTTTTATATTTTTTGCCGTCTATTTCTTCTTCTTGCCCCTCACACTCCGTATGTCCAGCCAACATGCCGCCAAGCATGACAAAATCAGCGCCGCCACCAAAAGCTTTGGCAACATCTCCAGCACAGGTACAACCGCCATCAGCCATAATATACCCCCCAACGCCATGAGCAGCATCGGCGCATTCAACCACCGCGCTAAATTGGGGATAACCAACACCAGTCTGAATGCGAGTAGTGCAAACAGAACCGCTTCCAACACCGACTTTGACAATATCTGCTCCATTTAAAATTAATTGTTCCGTCATCTCTCCGGTGACGACATTACCAGCTATTATAATGAGTGCGGGGTGTTCTTCTCTAACCCTTTTGATAAAATCACAAAACCTTTTTGTATATCCATTCGCCGCATCAATACATACAAATCTAGTATGATAAAACTTAAAAGTGATATCTCTTAAGTAGTCTATGTCATCAAATTCTTTTTCGTCATACTTAATGCCAATAGACGGGGAGATATGGTCGTAAATTCTGCTTTGCCAATCGTCTGCGTCCCGTTTATACTTCCAAGCCCCTTCTCCCGAGTTCGCTTCTCTTTGTTCTCTATTTTTATAAACGCCGTAGCCATTTAGCTTATGCATCCATCTTTTCATATCATTATGCTTGCTAATGCAAGTAAGCATGCGGTGTTGGGCAAGAGCCTTCGCCATCTCGAAAGTTCCAACCGTGTCCATATTTGACGCAACAATCGGAACGCCCTTCCAACCGTACGCTTTGGGGTCACTACCTTCGCCGCCAGCGTTAGGAAAAGTGAACTCACGAACTAAATCAACATCGCTGCGTGATTCTAGGACAGAACGCTTGGGGCGCATGAGAACGTCCTTGTAGTCTAACTTTATTTCTGATTCAATTCTCACTCTCGTTAGGATAACATATTTTTTAAATGAATGTCAATAAAAAAAGACGGCCAGACGAAGTTCTAATAGCCGTCGTCCTTCTAAAGACTCAAGCGGCCTAGAATCGGTTTATTGGCCGTCTTAAAATGTGAGATCTCAGTTGCTCGCATAGAACGCATAAAAAATTAGTGGAAAGACAGGAATTCTTGATTACCTGCAACTACTCTCGGGGCTAGATCAAGTTCATTGGACCCTACACCACTTCGTACCCTACTCACTTCACAACTTCGCCCTCACAGACTGTGTTGCTCGGCTCCCAGAGATTGATAATCTCCTGCCTCTTGTTTCGGTGCCCTATGGCTCTAGCATGAACCATTATTAGGCGACTTTCCTTTGAAACGACCGTCGCCATTTCAAAATTTTAAACTCTGCTCTGATTCATGCTCCCACCAGAAGGAGGAATTGGGATCTCCCCAATCACCACAACGCAAAGTTTTTTCAAAGATCAAAAACTGCAAGAAGCTACTTGCAGGTGACGCTACCATTATTAAGCGAACGAGTAAAATCCCGTTTGTTAGCGGGGAGCCAACGTCTCTTGTGTTGGTTCATCTTTACTAGTTCTAAAACGTATTTAACTTCTTTTGTTCCGTCTGGCTTCTCAACCATCGCTACTTTGTATTCTTTACTTTTCTTGCTCATGATTTTTATATACTACCATTCTCTTCTATCAAGTGTCAAGCAAAAAAGTGCTCCAAAAAATAAAATTGTCAAATAGGCAAGAGCCAAGAGCATTCCCCAAAAAAATCCGATTATTTGACAAATTTTTTCCATGCCTTCTTGAGTACTCCGTCTTCTTTTAGAAAGGGATATTGTTTGCATATATCATCCGCATCCCTGACTGTTCTGTAATCGTAGGTTAGCTCTTCTCCCTTTTCTATCTTCCTCGCGGCTTTGAAGGGACAATATAGCATTCCCATTCTAATTCTTCCCGCTCCGATAACTCCAAAATTATAATCTAATACCATATTGGGGTCGTCAGAGTGATTTACATAGAATCTCACGTCGGTGCCGTTTAATCCTAAGTAATGAACAGGATAAGACCCCTCCGTCTTAACAAAAAGACTTCTAATCTTCGCTGAGACTTCTGGAGGCATATCTAGAAGCTCTTCTTCTATGAGGTTAACTATCTTTTCTGAGTGCCCCGCTTTACTTATGATTGGTAATGGATCTACCCCCTCTGGGATGCCCCTAATGGCTATAACGCCTATTCCGTGTATTTCGGAGGAACCGAAAGACGCGTAGGTATCTTTATCTAAATTTCTAATAAGCCTAAGCTTATCCGGGGTCATTGCCGTTTTCACGCTTTCCTTTCAAAAATTTCCTCGCGTTGTCTTCTAGTTTTTCGAGGATTTCGTTTTCTATTTCTCCGCGAGCAATCAGGATCTTCGTCTCTTCGAGAATGGTGAGGTATATCGCGTCGTCCTCTTCGTTTGCCGTCCCCTCTGCGAATTTTTTTTCTAAAAGTTCCAGTTTCCCTACTACTTTATTGGCTCTTTCTTTCCACCAATCTACAGACTGATTCATCAGTCCGAATTCGTCTCTTAGCTCAAGCTCTTTATCGTCCATAACTTCTTTATATTAACATATTTTTTCTATTTTTGTCAACTAAAATACATCTAAATCTGTTGGGTCGCAAGGCCCACTATACTCGCTGTAGTAAAATTCTAGGGTGTGCCACTTCCTCCCTTGCTTAAGCCCTATTGATAAAACTGGAAGCTCAAATTCTTCACAAATTTGCATGGCACTCTTGTAAAAACAATCGTGACAGAGAAAAAACTTTCTGCTTTTCTTCTGCCAGTCGGGATAAAGCAGAAAATATACTAATTTTTTGCCATCATATAATACTTGGTAGTGCTTTCTAGAGTAAGCTAGGCTGCACCCGTCACAAATAAAGGGGCTGGTGTTTACCTTTCTGCTTTTGGTGTTTGGCTTTGTCAATATTGCTCGAATATCAGCCATATTTCTTTTTTAACTTGTTACCGTTTCTTTCAAAGCCTTCTTCCTCTTCTTGTTTCTTGCTCTTTTTTTTCCCTAAACCTATATCTTTACAATTTTCGTTATATTTTTTTTTGTTAATATTGCCTTTGGGGCAAGAGGGATTGGTCTGGTTCGTGTAAAGTGAATCCATTCCTCTTTTAATTATTTTGGCGTCGTCTTTATTATTCGGATTTAGGCGACGATTAGGGACTGTCCAGCTTCCAAAGTCGCATGGCGTACCGATTCCCAATTTTTTTCTTTTTGCGTCGTCCATGCCCACGCTTGGCCTAGACCCAACGTCCTCTGGGCGAGTTGGATTGAAATAGGGATTTCCAGCCTCGAAAGGCCGATCATGAGCCGTCTCATGTTGCATGGCCGGACAATCGCGTGCACGTTTACCAGTGTCCTTTTTGCCCTTTTTGGTAGGCATGAGATCCGCTCTGGTCTTCTCGTAAAGTTTTCCAACTTTGCCGCCCTTTGGGGTCGCCGCTTTTTTCTTCTTTTTAGCCACTGCCGTCACCTTTCTGTAATATATAATTCTTCATCGGTAGTATTGATTTTTTTCATATATTTTTCTGCCATCTCTAGTCCCTCTGGGGTATGCGGAAAAGCTCCGTATCTATATCCGTTAGACCTATTTAAAATCAAATAATATTTCTTTTTTCTTTTCTTAGGCTTCTTCATTTTCCATTAATTCCTTTAGTCTCTTAAGGTGAAAAATTGTCCAGCTTTCTCCTATCGCCTCTTCACCCTCGCCTTCGCTTAGTTTTTTCCATTTTTGCTTGGCGTCTTCCGCTTCTGCATGTTCTATAATTTGATTTAATAAATTCAAAGGTTTCATACAATTATAATACGTAAAAATATACGAAAAGATCAAAAAAACCCACCACACCGCAGCATGATGGGTTTTGTGTTGAAGTGACTCAGCTAGTTGGGCGCTGTTTTTTATTCTGAGACTTTCTGGCGCACCCACAGCCTTCGGGAGAACAACATTTTTTGAAGACCTCTTGAGCATCTCTGCCCCAATTTATAGCCTTATAGTTCTCCCTAAACCTCTTGGAGAAACAGCTTCTTGGATGATCACCTTTTCCCGCGCTCATTTGCATTTAAATAACAACATTTATAAAAATCTCTTCGTCATCTTCTATAAATCCTTCGTCAAAAAGATATTTGGCTATCACTAGAATTCTTTCTTCTTCTAGCTCTTCCTCCTTAGAAAAAATTCTAACTTCTCCATCATTATAAATTTTAACTTGATAGCCCGTGACGCTTATGCTCTTCATAACATATTATATTACACACGACCATCAACCTACAAACAATTAAAATTGGTGGAGGCGGTGGGAATCGAACCCACGTCTTCGGAGCCATCGGCTCAGATATACTACAAGCTTAACCAGTGTTGTTTATCTCGTGTATGGCAGGTCACTGATAAACCAACCGGGCCACTCAAAAAGCAGCTGGGACTAGCGCAAAACGCTAGACGCCTACACGAGTTTGAAGTCACATTTTATACTAGCGTTACAGCCGCCCTAGTTTTTTGCTCGCTGTCGTCGCCCTAGCCCCTTAACGAGCATCCAGAGTAGGACGTGGCGGGACTTAAACCGCCAGTTGGAGATCTTCCTCCGCAACGTAGCCGAACTTGGCAAGAACCTCATCAGCTTCGGCTACAGAAAGAGCCATCTCCATGTCAACGCTATCGTTGGCATATATGTTTTTGATAGTTTTTTTAAGAGGCCAACCATCATCCTCTGCTTGCAATCTGGCGTAAGATTCCAAATCGAAACCAGTACGCCCCCATAAAATTCGAGTTCAGCATCCGGTCTAGAACTCTGTATCCGCCGTCTCTCGACTCAGCTTTTGTTCGCGCCACTAGTAGGCGCAACGTGTACGCAAAACGCTGAACTCTAAATATATTACACATTAAACGCCATATTTTTTCTTCGCGGCCATTGCGGCTGGCATTTCGTCTTTAACCGCGTCCGAAGCTGGGTTTACATTCTTAAATATGACATCCTTCATAAAGCCCGCATAAGGGTGAAGCTTCTGCCATAATACGCCGCACTCGAATAATTGGGCGTGATGCTTTTTGACTTTCTCATCATCGGTGCTGGTTCCCAAAATAATTGATACGCTTTCGTCGTGATAAAGAAACTTGTCTTTGCCAAAATAAAATACTCGGTCAGATCTCAAACATAAATCTATATCTTGAAAGCCCCTAGCAAGACTCGGATTTAAGCCTCCCACCTTTCTATACCAAGAAAGTTTTATAATCATAAAGGCTCCCGTCACAGCCAAAATACCCTTGTCAGAATTGCATAGCGCACCATCTGGTTTTCCAAATCTGTCGTCATGGTTGGGCATATATGTCCATTTTCCTGCGATTGGAACATTTGAAAAAATAATGCCGCCATGTTGAACCGTGCCTCTAAAATCGTGGCTATTATCCTTGAAATAAACGTCTCGACTCGTCACCTTGTCTTTGTCGCCATCTTCTTCCCATTCAAAATCTGGATAAAGCAACTTGGCCCCGCTGATATCTGCTTTATTCTCTACGTGCAGCCTTAGAATCTCTGGAAATGTTGAATCGTCAGCCACCCACACGTCAGAATTCCATAAAACTATTTCTTTATTTCCCAGCGCGTCACATACTGCGGCACCTACATTGTTAAGCATTGAAAAATTAAAATCTTGATCATAGTTTACCGATAGATATGAGTGCCCATACTCCTCGGTAACCCTCTGTATATCTCCCGCGTCTTCATTGGGCCTATCTTCAATGACTAGCACGTTACAATATCGGTCCACATCAAAGACCTTCATATTGTTCAAAGTATAATTCAATAATTTATGATTATCTTTTATACATAGTAGAGCCGTCGGCTTATCGTTCTCAAAGCTTCCTGATTTGATGAATTTACATTTAAAAACATGATTAGCCACCATAAACTGCATATGTAGGCCGTCCTTCTCTTTTTTCTCTTCTATCTTATGCAAATGAAGTTGCTCTTGCTCAACGCTAAATTCTTCAGACATAGTGCTAGTGCTTATTCGGTTCATTAGCTCTCCCTTTTTTAGAGCGCTACATTCGAAGAATTGCGAGTAATTTTCTCGAGTAAATTGCGCCTCGCTTATCTGAGCATCTGGGAGTGTTGTTTTTTCTTCCATTTTTCTAATCCTTTAATATTATAGAATCCATTTTATCTTATTATAATATTTTTTACTTATAGTCCTTTTTTTATCTCTATTGGAGCCTTTATTCAGATACATTTCTTTGACGTTCAATATTCCAAAAGCATAGCCCCCATCTCGAAAGCTCAACGACGCCAAGACGCACACTTTACCCACGCATTCTGGAGGTATCATCCATGAGTCCTTTATGCTAAATTTGACGTCTACGTCTACGGACTCAATTACGCAGTCTAAGCGTCCCCTCTTAAAATTGAAAGCTTTTCTTAGTCTTTGCTCAAATACCGCTCCGAGGATAGTCTTCTGCGTTTTGTCTAATTTATCAATGGTTGACTTACCAAATAAATTTAGCACGGTACTCTCTGTTTTTTTAAAACATTTTTTAATTTTAAAATAGGTCTCATTGGAGAAAAAGTTTGCGACCCTCTGCACGTCAGAAATGGTACGAGCAGAAGGATTCGAACCTCCGACCTGCGCGGTGTAAACGCGATGCTCTTCCGCTGAGCTATGCTCGCTCTTCTCCATATTTTTCCCTTTCCCTGATTCTGCGCATATAATCTCTTTTCTGTTTCCTTCGTCGTTCTGGGTCTTTTCGGTCATATCGCTTTCTCGCCTTTTTTAGCGCAGATTTACCTTTTCCTGTTTTGAAATATTTTTTCTGCTTGCCGTACTCGGGTATATCGTCCACTATAGATTGACTTTCCCTCGGGGGGGAAAATTCGGTTTTTTTCTTTCTGCTCAATGGTATATCGTCCACTATAGGATTTTTTTTTCTGCGGGGGGAAAATCTGTTTTTTTTTACTTTAAAAAATCATAATACTCTACGAAAGGAAAAAGCGCAGCAGAGGATTAAAAAATCATGCTACGCTTAGGCGTGTCTCCACCCCCCTTGGCACCCAAAAAATACAAATGTTACAAGTAATTTACTTGGCCCCTTTTATAATGAGCACCTTGGGATAAATTACACGCAGCATGAAGGGAAACATCTTCTTCGCCGCTTCTTTTTCTACATTTTCGGCGTCATCTTTTTCTTTCGGCGTGTTCTCTATGGGCATTTTCTTTAGCTCTTCCTCGGTGGGCATTTCTACCTTCGCGTCTAGGGCCCACATAATTTTGTGTTTTTCGCAATATTCTACCATCCTGCGAACAGGTACGATTAAATTAAACCCTTCTCCCGCCCCTCTCACCAACATCCCTACATATCTGGCATCATTTTTTAAATATACTCCGCCGCCACTAGAGCCCGGAAACGCTGTACAAGTCGTCTGGTCGAATATATGTTTGTTTAAGTTTTTAAGGACTCTACCGTGTTGAGACATTATCCCTGAAGTCATGGAGTTTGCTCCAAATTGACCCAATAAGGAGCCAACATGCAAGAGGTCCGTGCCCAACGGCGGAAGTTCTTTATCAAGGTAAAACACTACGCTGTCGGTCACGAAATTGAACTTGCGAATACGAAGTAGCGCAAGATCTTGCCCGTCTTCGCTCTCTGAATATTTCAATACCTCCGCGTCCATTTGAAGACGACCAACTGTTCTGCCGTTTTGACGAATTTCCTTAATAACTACGGGGTCTCTGAAGTGTACTATGGTTTTGTATGTGCCATTGACGAGTACACGCTTAGTAAGGCGCATGTTATCTACCACGTGAGCGGCGGTCCATACAAAATTTACTAAATTTCCTTTCGAATCTTTTCTGGTAAAAATCACCCCAGAACCTTCTCCCGCAGAAAATGCAGCCTCCGATCTGATTGTCACAGACACGTTTTGCAAGTGTTCTGCTGTTGATTGTTTTTTTTCTGCACTAAAAGCGCCATAACTGAGAGAAAGCGCCACGATAAGGGGTAGTCTTAAAAATTTCATATAATTATTATCCTTTTTGGGAGCCACGATAATCTAATAAATATTATTATGACCTACCTAATATAGACATATAGACGAACAAACTAATTCAGAAATGTATAATCAAATCTTTGAAAATCTTTCTGGTAAAACTCTTCTATAATTTCTTTTACTATTCTTCCTGAAGAAGAATCAGAGAAATATTCTCTATAATGTTTTGTCCTTTTTTTTCTTTTGCCTGTCTTCGGATTCACCGGAAGTATGTGCGGCAGCTTTCCTCCTATAATAGATCTCTCGGTAATTTCACAAATTTTTTTAACATCGCTTTCTAAATTTTCAAATCTTCCGATAAAATCTATATCTCTAGGAATCCAATCTGTTTGAGGCCTACACTGGCTCAGCCCTTTTACGTTATAAAAACCTATCGGATCGGCGCGGCCTAAACCAAGAACGAATGTGTCGAAACTTTCTCCTCTATTAAGATATTCATATAGCGAAACGATTCTTTCCCAAGGGTTCCTTACAAAACAAAATTTATAAAATTCATGCCATAATTGTTCCGACACTATCCCCTTTTCTCTTATCATATTTATATCTACATGACCAAAGGTCAAGTCCGCATCACCTTGAATTTCTATTGCGTTTTCTAGATCCTCTGGTCTATATCTTTCGCTCATTGTCCCTAAGGCTTGGGCCAAAGACGTGCCCGCAGTTTTGGGCACGTGTATGAATAAAAGTCGTCTCATTTTTTCATGGTTAATAATATAGCGCCACCACTTTTTATGATAACTTCATCATGATCTTCTCCCACGCCCAGCAAACTTAGTAGGTCGCTTTTGTCTCTCAAACATAGCTCAATGATTGACTTTCTAAAAAAGGCCTCTGCATGTTGCATCCTATTTTTTTTTGTACACGCGCAGCCCCTATTCACTGACGCGTATAGCTCTTCACATCTAAGTAAAAACGGAATCATCACCAGCGCGCGATTCTGCATTTTTGCGCGCACAACGTTCATAAATTCTTCTAGATTATTGATTTCTAATATCCTACTCATAAGCCTTTCTCTCTAAAAGCGCGGCTAAGAAATAAATTAATAAGCCAAGTACTATCGTAGTTGGTAACAACAAAAATTGAAAATGAATGAAATAAAATAAAATACCCAGCCACATAGAAGAACAAAGGGGGCAAGAAATTAATCTCGAGAAGAAACTGTCCCTATAAATTACCAAATAATCTGAGTAGGATAAATCTGGATTGATCTCTCTCTGTTTGTCAAAATCTTTTATGTAAAATAATTTTTTGAATCTAAATAGAGAACAATATTCTACGAAAGCATTGCTCTTAAACCAGACAAAAAGAATTAACGATATTGTGCTGGAATAAAAAAATAGTTCTTGCACATGACTCTCAATCGTATCCATTGGCCTTAGTTAGATCTGCGCCCGCATCGGCCCTTGGATCTTGAGGAGTTAGAAGCGGTTCTACCTCGACCTCGTCCTCAACAAACTCGGCACGGAGAACTTTCTCTATAAGAAGGGTCGCAATGCGTTGCCCCGGTTTAAAGAAAATTGAGGTCTCTTTATTCCAGTTGTATATGCTTACATGAACTGGCTTGGTGTCCCCGGGATAAATTAGAGAATCAAATATGTAGACACACGACTGCGCCAGCATTGGCGGGAGCGCATGAATTTTGCCCACATATCCCTTCGGAATGTCGAGGGCAAACCCCAGATTTGCTCGGGCAAGGCCTCCCGCACCAAGTTCGGCGGGGACCGCGTTAGATAGGAATAAACTATATCCGGGCTCCGACTCCTTAAGCTTGACTGGAATTACGGCGCTTGCCTCTGTTTTTTTGAATTTAATTTTCATGTCTGTTTTCTTTTCTTCATAAAATTGCAGTTTGTCATAAGCAGAGCATGGATTGCTAGAGAAATCCAAACAAAATTCGCCCTCCGTAAGAGTAACGTCCCTCGCAGTACTGTATCCAACAAGTTTATTTTTTAAAAAATCTCTCTCTACTGTTGTATTTTGAAGGCAAACCCGCTCTGTCTGAAGCTCCCTTTCTACGTCTGCCAGTTGTTGCGTCGCAAAGTCTAAGGAGTTCTTGTATTGTCTCTCCTCTGACGCGAGCTCTTGTAGAGTTTTGTCGGTAGCGCTCTGCTCCTCGGCAAAAAGCCATCTTAAATGTTTCCGTAACCACTCCTTCATAGTAAATTATATACGACTATCCAATTTTTATCAAATTAATATCATAAAACTTAAAGATTTCTAAAGCGGCGGGATCTCTGTTGTATATCTCCGCATAGACGACATTGGGTATCCTATATGCCGCTATCATGGTGGCGCAATACGAACAGGGGAGAAGAGTTACCGCAAGCAATCTACATTCTCCGCTACGAAAAAGAGAAAGACAATTAGCTTCCGCATGAATCATGTAGGGCCGACGAGCATCTCTATCATCCCAGAAAGACAAATCTACATTTTTACCAGACGCCAAGCCATTATACCCTAAACCTAAGACCTTATTATCGGACCCCAAAGCACAAGCCCCCACCTTATGGTAGGGGTCTTCGCTTCTAGTGGCGGCTGTCTGAGCTAGGGACAAGGCGTACTCTTGCCATGAAACTCGACTCATTTGAGTGAGTTAAGAGATAGAACCATGTTCAGAACCACCCAACCAAAAATAATTGTAATAATTAACATGATTAAAAATTTAGCTCTTTAACACTTTCATTAGTAGAAGAGTCATTCACAAACATGTAGAGGAAGCTGGGTCTTCCGATTTTAGCTTTAACCTTTTTCGTCCTGACTAAAGCGCCAGCAGCGAGCTCCTCATTAATTTTGTTGTGAATAGAAACGCGAGAGATATTAGTGCTATTCTCTGCGAATGCCTGCTCGGCCGTAAATTCTCCATCTGGCCATACCACTGGAGTCTTCGGCCTGCCTCGTTTTGTTTTAGTTGTAGTTTCCATAATCTATTTCTAGAATAACACCTTCTTGGTTCCCCTGTCAAATACTTTTTTTTGTTTTTCGGCATCAATTTAGCTATGATAAGATATGACGGTAGGCGAAACAAGAGAGGCCCTTTTCCAATGGTTTGAAAGCAACGAATCCTTTGCTCTAGAAAGAGACTATTCTAAACTCGTACTCATTACTGATACCACCGACGAAGAAAAAAAGGCGGGCATAAAAGCGGCACTAACGGACTTCGTAGAGCTTTCATTCGTCAAAGAATCTGAATACGAGGGCGTGACATATCATTTCCTAATACAGCCCTTTCATTCAATGGAGCAAAATATTACATTGAATTCTCAGACCGCCCTGAGTGTCTCAAAGTCAATAAATAATTTTTGTGAACTGATTAACGATCACAGGGACTGGTGCGATTGTAAAAACGTATCCGAAAAAGACATTCTTAATCTCACCAGTATCATTCAAATGATGTACGATAAAAACGAAGATTTATCTTGACTATATTACAAAGATTATTCTACACTGATAAAGTTCTTTGTAAAATTGCGGTGAGTAGCTTGTGGGGGTTAAGCCTCACATAAACTCGTAAGAGACCACAGGTCCGTGAAAAGACCTTAACCAAACGGCCCCAATAAGGCTGGAGTTATTTCGGAAAAAAGCGGCTTCATAGGTTAAGACCCGTAACAGGGATGCTCAGAAACTTAATCCTCCCAAGAGGAAAAAGGCAAGCAGTCAATAAAAAAAGTCCCACCGCCTCTGATTACAAAGACATACAGAGCTTTAGCAAGTTGCGAGCTAGGCTAAAAGAGGCCGAAGCGAAGGACTGAAGTGGGTTGCTAAAGAAAAATTTGCTATGATTTCTAAGTGGACTGCTATGTTCTTATCCAACCCAGTGGAAAAATTTAAAAGGCAAGCAGCCAAAAATTTATTAATTTTTTATCTTGACAATCTTCATAAATAAATGATAATATAAGACATGATGAACAGAACAGTTATAGGTTTATCCGGCGTTGCTGGGGCGGGTAAAGATTTATTTTTTCAGCTTTTAAGCAAAGAGTTGCCTGTTAGAAGATTCGCTTTGGCAGACGCACTCAAGCGCGAGACTTCTGCGTGGACGACTAAGCAGTACGGTATTGACGCTGTGAATTGCAGCAGAGAAGAGAAGGAGCTTATTCGGCCCTTCTTAGTTTCTCATGGTATTCAAAAACGCAAGCAATCAAAGGGCCGTCATTGGATTGACGCTCTCGATAAAGAAATCAAAGGATTTTTACTCAATGCTCAGACAGACGACATACCCGTGATAACGGATATCAGGTATCAAGAATTTGAAAAAGATGAAGTTCATTGGTTGACTCAGGAGCTAGGAGGAGTACTAGTTCATGTATCTCAATTTACAACTTCACGATTAGCTGGGTCCCGTAGTCCATTTAAGGTTCCGACTCAGAAATACAAACAACCCGCTAATGAGGAAGAAAAGAGAATGGACCCAATACTCAAGAGCCTCGCAAAATATAGAGTCGACTGGCCCACGGTTGACGAAGAGCTACATAAATCTGCGGTATTATATAGACATGTAAATGATTTTGTAAAATGGTATGAAAAACATAAATGAAATATTCGAGGCCTACCTTAATTTAGTTTGGAACCACTGGCTTTCAGACGTTGAGGTTCTATCTATATGGTGGGTATGGGCAACAATTCTACCGGCCGCCGGGTATATACTATTTATGCTGGTCAAATGGACTCTGTTGACGATGCCCGCATGGATACCTATTAAACTAATTCGAATGCTGTTTGTGAGAGGGCCGTCGTATTACACGTCGACTGGAGACTATAAAAAAGACTTGTTAAATGCTAGACTCGCGATTCTGGATAGAATAAATAAAGAATCTAAGAAGAATTAGTAGTTGTCCAGTCGGTTAACCTACTTATGAAGGCTGCCGATAACGAATTAATCTTAAATGTAAAAGAAGACAATTGTAGCGAGAGCTATTCAGAACTAGTTTTAAGGCATGAAAAACTCTATTATAAAATATGTCAAAAATATTCCAATGTTGTAAAATCTAGCGACGGAAGCCTAGATGACCTGCTCAGCGATAAGGACTTTGTTTTCCTCAAGAGCTTAAAATCCTACAACCCTGAGAAAAAATCTAAATTTTCTACTTGGCTAGCTAACCATGCAAGATACCATTGTTTAAATTTTATAAAAGATAATTGTAAATATATAAAATTCGAAAGCGAAAAAGATTTAGAAAACTTCTTAGAAGCTAGGGCAAACAGCCAGCTCGAAGATTATGATGATCAAAATAAAAAAGAATTAAAATTTCAAATTTTTAATATACTGAGCAAGCTCAAAGACGGAAGGATACATAGAGTTTATGAAGAGAGATACAATGATGACGGCTCAAAACAAACTTGGGCTAAAATTGCAAAAAAATTAAATATTAGTACGCAGACAGTCATCAATCTACATGGTAGAGGATCGAAAATCCTAAAGTATAAAATGAAATCACAAAAATTGTTAGATTTCGTTTGACAAAGCTAACACATGTATGTTAAGGTTATAAAGTTATGAATCAAAACTCACAAGAAACACAAACTAAATACAAGGATGAGGAGGTTGGAGCCTTTTGGAAACGCACTTCTCAGAGAGGCCAAAAATATTTGGCCGGTCACATTAACATGACTGACAATTCTGGTGAATCCGTTAAGCTGGTTGTTTTTGCGAACAATCACAAGCAGAACGAGAACCAGCCGGACTACAGGATCTACAAATCCCGTCCACGAACGGAGACTGTCGCTACCGACGCAGCTCCTTCAGAAGAGTCGTCATCGACTAGCGAGGAAGAGCTCCTGTAGATGTCGGGATTAACGTTTAATGTTCCTATTAACGCAGTTTCCTTTGGTCAAGTCTCTACGGCTTTACTAAGGGAATCTCGAGAAAGAGAAATGTCTCCGCTTTTGTTCCCCATTGGCGGGGGCATTGATCTTTCATCTCAAAAACCCAACGACGCCTTTAAAGAATGGGTCGGAGCAGCTGTGACCAAGGCGCACGAAAAGCATTCTAGAGATGATAAGACTTTTAAACTATGGCACTTGAATGGGGGGCTAGACTCGCCTTCAAAAGATCATCTGTTAATGACGTTCTATGAACTAGACTCTCCAACGAAAACAGAGATAAACGTTTTAAAGAACGTAAGGGTCGCCGTGTCTTCCCTCTACACCAAGGAAGTTTTTGAATCTGTTGGCTGCGAATGCAGCTATATTCCTTTATTCTTTGATTCTTACAATTTTCACCGGACTGATAAAAAATATTTCGACGACGATAGAATTACCTTTAATATATGCGGAAAATTCGAGCAAAGAAAACACCACGACAAAATTTTAAAGGCATGGGTAAAAGAGTTCGGAGATAATACCAAGTATCACTTGCAATGTACCCTCTTCAATACGTTTCTAAATACAGAAGATAATAATAAACTGTTAATGAATGCCCTAGAAGGTCGAAGATATTCTAATGTAAGTTTTTTAAATTTCATGAAGGAGAATAGCCTCTATAATGACTACTTGAATTCTTCTGAGATAATTATTGGTATGTCAGGAGGGGAAGGCTGGGGTCTCCCGGAATTTCAATCCCTCTGCCTAGGAAAGCACGCAGTAATTCTTAACGCTCACGCCTACAAAGACTGGGCGAATGACGAAAACGCTGTACTGGTGGAGCCGTCTGGAAAAATCTCCGCTATAGATGGATTATTTTTTCATCAAGATGCTCCATATAATCAAGGTTCCATCTTTAATTGGGAAGAAAAAGCTTTCATTGACGGCTGTCATGCAGCTATAGATAGAGTGAAGTCAAACCCAGTGAACGAAAAAGGTCTAGCTTTGGTAGAAAAATTCACAGTTTCTAATACGCTAGACAAGATATTAGAACTAGTGTAAACATGCCTATATATATTTTCGAAAATCCCGAGACGGGAGAATGCACAGAAGTCTTTCAGAACATGAAAGATGAGCACGCACTCTTCGACGATAACGGCTTGGAGTGGAATAGAGTTTTTACTTCGCCCAATATGGCTATTGACAGCAATTATTCAGCCGACATGTCCGAGCAAGAATGGATGAGAAAAACAGAAAATAAAAATTGGACAGTGGGAGATGCTTGGGATGCATCGGCCGAGCTTAGTTCGAAAAGAGACAAACAACAAGGCTTAGATCCAATTAAAGAGAAATATTTCAAAAATTATAGCGGAAAAAGAAAAGGTATTAAACACGTAAAAGATGCCCCTTGAGTTTATTGTTTTCAAAACCCGCAAGATCAGACTAGAATAGAGATGACATGAGCATCCCCCCACTCAACGTAAAGAAGAGAAATAATCGGCTTCAGAAACTAGACATCAACAAAATCAATATCTGCGTTCAAAGGGCGTGTGAAGGTTTAGAACACGTGTCTGCTAGTGAAGTGGTTATTGATGCGAACGTGCAGCTCTATGATAAGATTACCACGAGAGAGATTGACCAAGCACTGATCATGTCTGCTCGTCTAAAAATAGAAAAAGAGCCGAACTATTCATATGTAGCAGCGAGACTTTTGCTTGGCAACGTACATAAAGAAGTTTTTGGATCCTCCGTAGATAAAGACGCCTTCGATCACCAATACAGACTCTCCTTCGTAAAGAACATTAAACTGTTAGTAAAGGAAAAAGTTTTAAGCGAGAAGCTTTTAGAGTTTGATTTAAAAAAATTGTCAGAAGCCCTTATCTTAGAGAGAGATTTTAAATTTAAGTATCTTGGACTTCAAACATTATATGATCGTTACTTTCTTCATTTACAGAGAAGGAGGCTCGAGTCTCCTCAATCTTTCTGGATGAGGGTAGCAATGGGACTTGCCCTAAATGAAAAAGATAAAGAGAAAAAGGCCATAGAATTCTATGAAAACCTTAGCACCTTTAAGCTTTGTCCTTCCACTCCGACCCTGTTTAATAGCGGCTCAGTTCGTAGTCAGCTCAGCTCTTGTTACCTTAATACTTTTGAAGATTCTATAGACGGAATTTTTGAAGGTGCTTGGCAAGAGGCTAGAAAATCTAAATTTGCTGGAGGCTTAGGCTTCGACGTATCAAATTTTCGATCGGCAGGTTCATTTATCAAAGGTACAAACGGCACTTCTAGCGGCCTCGTTCCTTGGCTAAAAATTTTTAATGATCTCCTAGTAGCTGTTAATCAAGGAGGCAAACGTCCCGGCGCTGGCTGTGCCTACCTTGAGCCATGGCACCTTGATATCGAAGAATTTCTCGACCTTAAAAAAAACACGGGAGATGAACGCCGCCGTTGTCACGATATGAATACCGCTAATTGGATACCCGACCTATTCTTTAGACGGGTTCAATCTAATGATAATTGGTATCTATTTTCTCCATCAGATGCTCCGGATTTACACAGCTTTTGCGGTAAAGATTTTGATAAAGCTTATTCGAAATACTGCAAGATGGCAGACGAGGGAGAAATTATAAACTTTAAAATATTAAAGGCGAAAGACCTTTGGAAAAAAATGCTTAGAAGCCTTTTTGAAACTGGGCACCCTTGGATAACTTTTAAAGATAATGCTAATTTTCGTTATTCGAATAAGCACCAAGGAGTTATTAATAGCTCTAATCTTTGTACTGAAATTTTTCTGCACACCAAGCCTTCAAGATATGATCAAGGAGAAAAAACAGAGATCGGAGAAACAGCGGTGTGTAATCTAAGCTCGATCAACTTGAAAGAACATCTAAAGAATAATGGAAAATTAGATTTTAAAATGCTCGCCAAGACTATAGCGATACAAATGAGAATGTTGGATAGCGTTATTGACTTAAATTTTTATCCCACGCGAGAAGCAGAGAAAGCGAACTTGAAACATCGCCCAGTTGGAGCGGGGACCATGGGCTGGGCTGATGTATTTCACGCTTATAAAATAGATTTTTCATCGGATGATGCTGTAAAATTTTCAGACGAACTCTACGAATTTATTTCTTACCACTGTATCTTGAATTCCAGCAAACTTGCTAAAGAAAAAGGAAAATACGAAACCTATAACGGATCTTTATGGGAGCAAGACATTCTCCCCATAGATACTTACAGGGAATTAATGGAATATCTAAAAGAGAAGCCTCTAATACATAGAGGGAAGAAGTTTTGTCCAGAGCAGGATTGGAAAATCGTTCGCTCTCATATTAAAGAACATGGAATGAGAAATAGCAACACCATGGCAATAGCTCCGACAGCAACCATTTCTTATATACAAGGATGTACCCCATCAGTTGAGCCTGACTTCTCCATGCTATTTGTCTACGAAAATAAATCTGGCAATTTATTTATTACGAACGAGTGGTTCGTTAAGGAGTGTAAAGATCTTGGAATATGGACTCCTCACTTTATTGAGACTTTAAAATCTGTTGATGGAGACGTGCGAAGATTGAATGGGGAACTCCCCGACGATTTAAAAAATAGATTTAGAACAGCCTTCGATCATGATCAGTTAAAATTGGTTGACGGGGCGGCAGTCAGACAAAAATGGATTGACATGGGGCAAAGTTTAAATTTATTTAACAATAAAGATTCATTAAAATTCTTGAATGATTTATATATGCATGCTAGAATGAGGGGGTTAAAAAGTACATATTATTTGAGAAATAAAAGTGCAAGCAGAATTGAAAAGTCTACGAAAATGGGTGACGATAGTAATATCAATACAAATAGTGTCGATAGTTCTGAGTCTACTGATCAGACTTGTAGCGTAGAAACCATGCGAGAAGGAGGAACATGTGAAAGCTGCCAATAGCGGCGGTAGACAAAAGTTGGCTGACAAAGTCAATATCTTAGCCGAAGAAATGGCGAAAGAGAATAAGGATGTCGCCAACATTCTTTGGGGAGTTTGCGGAGCTATTCTTCTCAAAAGAGAAAGGTCATTCTCTCGTTTAATGAAATCTTGGACAGAGAGTAGAATAAACGAAGTGCACAAGAAAAAAGAAAAAAGGCAAAGACAAAGAAAGAGGCGCAAAACAGGAGAAATAATTAATGAGTAAAACTGGATTGATATTAGGAGACGAGATCGCAGGGGTAAACCAAATTCTTCCCCACAAACATCAATTTGCATGGGATCTTTTTTTGAAAGGGGTAGCTAATAATTGGTCTCCCGCCGAAGTGAACATGAGCGATGACGTCGATCAATGGAAGAATGGAAATCTAACTGCTGATGAAAAACTTTTAGTTAAACGATGTCTAGGTTTCTTTGCGGGAACAGAATCTTTAGTAGGTAATAATCTATTGCTTACTGTCAATCGGTGGATAACAGATGCAGAGTGTAGACAGTACATCCTTCGACAAGCATACGAAGAGTCGTTGCATAATTGGACCATCGTTACGTGCTGCGATAGCTACTCGTTAAAAGTCTCAGAAGTTTACGAAGCTTATATAAATATCCCCTCCATTAAAGCTAAAGACGACTTTCTAATGACCATAACGTCAGACGTTAACAGACAAAATTTTTCAACCCAGACAGTAGAAGGAAAAAGAGAATTCTTACGTAATTTAATCACATATTATATAGTTTGTGAAGGCACGTTCTTTTTTAGCGGGTTCGCAATGCTTCTAGCTCTGGGTAGACAGAATAAGTTGCCGGGGCTTTCCGATCAAATTAGATACACATTGAGAGACGAGAGTCTTCATATTCAATTTGGAACATATTTGATAAATACTATAAAAGAACAATATCCATCGGTGTGGACAAAAAAATTCGAAGCAGAGACCGTTGAGCACATTAAGAAAGCGGTTGAGCTTGAGATTGATTACGCCCATGACGTTCTCCCTCGCGGCATTCTCGGCCTAAATGCCGAGATGTTCGTCGATTACATGCAATACATTGGCAATAGACGATTAGAAGGAATTGGCATCGACTTTCGTTTCGATAGCGACACCAATCCGTTTCCATGGCTTTCTGAAGTTGTTGATACGGAAGCGATGACCAATTTTTTTGAAAGAAAAGTAAAAGATTACCAGAGCTCTGGCGTCCTAAAGGAGGATTTTTAATATGACGAAACAAGAAGAAAATTGGGAACTAATGACGACCCTACAAATCCCTTGGTCGGAAGCTAATAAGATCACAGATGAAGAAGATCGAAAATTTTTATTGGATCGAGCTACAGAAATTAAAAGCTTGATGATGCGACAGGCGCAGCAAGAACAAGTCCAATCTAGTATAATTACTCCGACACTTCTATAGACATGGAAGATAAAAAAGAAATCAAGGTATTTGTGGGTAGTGCTCCAGAGCAACTCATTCCATCTCTAGTGCTGGAATATTCTATAAAGAAACATACAGAAAATCCAGTCACTGTTACTCCTTTATATCAACTAGACACATCCCACAAGATACCCAGAAATGCAAACTGCTTGCCAAGAACGCCGTTTAGTTTTCAAAGATTTTTTATCCCATCTTTAACGACGGGTAGAGCATTTTATCTAGACTCGGACATGTTAGTGTTTGATGATATGGCTCCATTATTAGACGTCGACTTCGAAGGAAACGAAGGACTGAGCGCAAAAGGAATGGAGACATTTGATAATTGGTCAGGCTCCAACTATGCGATGCTAATGCTTAACTGCGACGCTATTCAATGGGACATGAATTCTATCATTGACATGCTAGACAATGAAGAGATAACTTATGAAGAACTAATGTTTGAATTCAAGCACTCCAAGATAGCCCCCTTGTTGGGCGAAAATGGACAGTGGAACAGCTTAGACGTTTACGAAGCAGGGGTAACTAAGTTATTACATTATACGAACATGGGTACGCAGCCTTGGAAATACACGGACCACCACCTAGGATCTTTATGGGAAAAACATTTGGCACAGGCATTACAGTCTGGAGCTATAGATATAGAGCTAGTTAAAGAGCATCAAGAAAAAAGATGGATCCGACCCTTCCTAGGTAAAGTCGAAGGACTAAAATGAAAATATCAAGTCAATACAAGAAGCTGAATTCGCACCTACATAAGGACAATCCTTACTATGGAATATCTGGAAAAAAATATACACAACATATACTAGAAATCATAAACGAAATAGAAAGCAAGGACGTATTAGACTACGGCTGTGGAAAACGAACGCTTGAAAAGTCACTAGGATTTAAAATCAACAACTATGATCCCTGTATATCTGGCCTAGACTCTAGACCGCAAAGCGCAGATATCGTTGCATGTACAGATGTGTTAGAGCACATTGAACCGGAATGCCTAGGCGATGTGCTTGACGACTTAATGAGCCTCACTAAATCGCACGCCTTCCTGACTATTAACACTGGCGCGGCAGAAAAAACTCTAAGTGATGGTCGCAATTGCCACCTAATACAAAAAGGAATAGACTGGTGGGCGGAGAAGCTCAGGTCCAGATTCAATATAAAAAAATCTTTTCATTTCGACGACAGAACAGTAGCGTTTTTATGCACGTCTAAATGAATTTATTTGTCCTACGACTGTCAAATTTTTTCTGATATATATGAAAAGAAAAGTAACACTAACTGTAGGTACGCTGTTTTTCGCAGCGATTATGCTCGGCTGTACGAGCACCGTGACCCTTGGCCCCAAAGCTAACGCAACAGAGGTAGTAGGCGCAACCGCCGGAACCTCTGGAGTAAGCTTGACCTTGCCCTTTGTAAAAGCAGAGACCTCTGCAGACACAACGAAAAAAAAGGAGTAGTTATACTTCCGCAATAGAAGAGTCTCACCCCCTAGATTTTCATCTGGGGGTTTTTTTATTAGAACACCACTAAACCTCTAATCTTTTTAACGGGCAGTGTCCCATACCAAGAAGCCTCTCTATTATCTCCAATGACCCACACGTTTCCTTTCGGAATTTCCTTCGCCTTTTCATTTATCAATTCCACTACAGGCTCTCCCTCTTGTGCGCCCTCCCAATATCTTAAATTGTTATCATTTTCATCTACAAGATAGATCAGTATTTTTCCTCGACCGTATGGTTCTTCGAATTTTTTATCATTTAAATATACAACTCCTTTTTTAATCTCTATGGTGTCTCCCTCTAAGCCGATAACTCTTTTAGTAAGTCTATCGCCCGACTCTTCGTCAAGTATAACTACTACGTCAAGTCTATCTGGCTCCCAACCTTTTGGCAGGCCACTTTTTTTCTCGATAACTACCCACTCTCCATCGAGATAGGTTGGCTGCATGCTGATGCCATGATTATAAATAAATTGATATTGGTGACCAAAAAATGTCCACCATACGCCCAATATTATTGCAATTAACCATAGAGGATAACGCCAGTGTTTTGAAAATTTCTTCACATATAATATACAGAAAAAACATTACACTTTCAATAAGAAAATGGGAGTTAACAATTCTTAATAATAAAAAAATGATTTTAATAAAGATTAGAAGACGCCACGCGTCAGTGTAATAATATCTACAGTACTCGTTAACGACTGTGTTGTTGTGAGTGCTTTTTAATTATGAAAACATTACTTCTAAAACATTTGAAGAGTTATGATTCGTGGCTAGGCTTATCCTTGATTGGGTTTGGTCTATTGCTACAGGCTAGTGTGGTTGATCCCCTAGTGGCCCTAACGTGGCTTGCTTGGTGGTTCGGCGGCATTAAGCTATTACGGTCACACAATTCGTAAATGCTGAGTCATAAATCTGTGTTTTGACACTCTTCGCCTTCCACCATTCGGGTGGAAGGCTTTTTTTGGGTGTAATAATCAACGTGAAAATTCATCCCAAACTTGAAGAGCAGTTGCTCATCATACATAATGATGGCGAAGCTTGTGGGTCGCCGATCAGTTATAATGCCACCAAAAATGACAGAGCTGCACTAATATATAACAAAGAAAAGGTAGTGTTACTGACTATAGAAGAGCTTCCGACGCATTGGGCGGCGCAACCGTTTATAGTAGATGTAGCTAAATGGGCTTGGGCTGAAGCTGAAGGATTTAACCGAGATGAGATATGGAAAGACAAAGCTCTACAAAAAATGATTTTTTCCCCAGTGAATAGAGCAAAATTATACAAGTATTTTGGAATAAGTTAAAAAAGTCTTTCGGTTCTCGTGTAAATATATATAATGGATTATCAAATTCTTGTTAACATAGCTGTAGGAGTAATCACTCTCATGGGCGGTTGGGTTTTTAAAATGATTCTCGGCACGCTAAATGAAATCAAAGGAGAGCATCACGACCTAATGAAAAATCACCACCTCGATATCGATAAGCTAAGAGAGAAGCACACCAATCTAGCCCTTTCCCTTCCCAAAGAATACGTTAGCAAAGACGACTTCAAGATGTTTTCAGAGAGAATGAACGATAGATTTGACCGTTTGGAAGAAAAAATTGATGGTCTTAAAGGATCTTAATATCTCTTAAAGATTTCATTTGCCCTAAAATATTAAGAGCATTTTCACACCCTATTTTGTCCGTCTTAATTGTCGCGGGGTAGTTCCACTCCGTATCAATTCTAACGCCTTCTAGCCTATGCCTAGGCTCAATAAAGTCGTCTACAAAATCAAACCACCCATTACTCTTCAAGAGTTTATAATAATGATCAATCTTGTCCTCTTTTGATTCAACCAACACGTCATAATCTAACTCGGTTTTAGCCATCATGGTTATATGCCTAAAATAAAGCCCCTGATTGCACGTCAATTCACAAACGATGATTAAGTTCATACATATATTTACACTATTTTCTTTAAAAACCGTGCTTGGTGTAAATAAATAGACAATGACATCGATTATTTGTAACGGATACAACGTCAAAATTACTAATAAATTTGGAAAAGGTCATCCCTATCCTGATTACTGGGACTTTAAGAAAATAATAATATATGATCCCGCAAATAGTCTTAGTGATTTACTCGAGCGAACAATCGTTCAATATCTTTATGATGAGGGATTCGTAGAAGACAGGAGAACAGAAGTGGAAATCAAACATGAATCTACATAAACAAGGTAAAGTTTGGGGCGTCACCCAGCCGCTATTCAATAAAAACAATGTAGAAATACATCGTATAGAAACGAAGAAGGGGGGCTTTTGCAGCAAACACAAACACGATTTTAAATATAATTGTTTCTTTGTTGAAACAGGAAAATTACGAATTACGGCTTGGAAAAACGACTATGATCTTGTAGACGTTACTGACCTCGCAGGCGGAGAGGCTACCACGATTCCCCCGAGAGAGTACCATTCTTTTCAAGCTCTAGAAGACACGGTATGCTTTGAGATCTATTGGGTCGAATTGAATCAGTCCGATATAGTCAGAGAAGACCATGGGGGAATAGCTTGATAACTCTTGATCAGTTATCTGACGAAGACCTAGAAAGAGTCAACTCCATTTTGCCTTGGACATGTTTCACATTAGATTCCAAAAATAGAAAAATGGGAGGGATTGCATGGGGAGGTAAAAGAGACACCCCTCAAACTATTCCAGACGAAAGAATAGTAAAGATGGACGAAGAGTTCAACCTGAGAGATAAAAGCGTGCTAGAAGTGGGATGCTACGAGGGCATACATACATCGGCTCTTTGCGCGAGAGCTAATAAAGTTTTTGCAATAGATGCCAGAGTCGAAAACGTAATAAAAACAGTTGTACGCTGTAATCTACTTGGATATCAACCCATCGTTGGTGTTTGCAACCTAGAACTAAGCGAGCATTTTGAAACATTACCCAAGGTTCACTTCGTACATCACGTGGGAGTGCTGTATCACCTAAACGATCCAGTAAAACATTTGTTCCAATTGAAAGACGTGATAAAGATAGGCATGATGTTAGACACTCACTACGCTACAGAAGGCATGCTTAACAGCTCCTACGAATACCAAGACAAAGAATACAGATGTTACAACTACCCCGAGAGAGGGCGAGATGATGTATTTTCGGGGACAAACGACTTCTCGAGATGGCTACTCAAGGAAGATATTATTAATATCCTGAAAGAGATCGGGCTTTCTAATGTAAAAATAATTTCAGATGAAGAACAACGAAACGGTCCGAGGTTTACGCTATTAGTCTAATCTATCTTTATCTTTCCACGCCCACCATATGGATCCAGCTAACATCAAAGCCAACGGGGTACCAAATATAATAATCACTGCAATTGTTTCGGTTTCCATGACAATATTTACACCTTGTTGAGAGCAAATAGTATATATATCTTCTTAATTTCAGTACCCTTTTCGTCTCCATAAAACGTCGCGATATTATCGCGGACAGGATAAGTTATCCAATGATAGTTAAGTGTCCCGCGCTGTTTAATCAAAACTATAGCTGCCGTCTCGGACTTTATGTCTTTTAGATTTTTACTGCCTAGATCATAAACGCCTATGTTATAGTGTCTTAATACGGCTATCAAGTCGCTTATAAAACTTATTCCTCGCGCTTTCTCATCGAAGACACCATAAAAATTTCTACACGCAGTAGTGTGTCGCTTTTGAATTATAATACTTATTTCCTCTTTAGAGAACGGGTTTCTGAAGAAAAGAATATGCCTATGTATATAATGGAGAGCGTCATACACCGCCTCTGGGCCGCAACTTCTTATGTGAACGGGGTCTCTTCCTGCGGCGCGCTCGCTCTTAACCCAGCCTGAATCTCTTGAAGATTTAATTGTTCCACACCCGCTGACAAGAAGGGGCACCAACACCATGACTAGGAATCTCATTTGTTTAATATTTGTTCGATTGTTTCGTTCTGTTCATTTAAAATTGATCCCTGCTCTTTTATATAAAAGTAGCAAAATATATTGACAACCAAGCTTATTGCCAACAGAGTTATACAAGCCAACTCCACCTGCTTTCTCAGCCAAATTTTCACGATAGTATCGTTACTATATTCAAAGCCAAACTAACGCCCAGCGCCGATGCTAAAACTAGTATGATATAGCGCTCTGTAGTGAGCTTATTAGAGCGCTCGCCTTTTCTTTTGCTTTTAGTTTCCATTGCCGGTGTCTCCTCCCTATTATATAGCCACCAATTTCCAGACTTGTCTTGTGCGACCCATTGCTTTTCTTCATTTTTCCACCAGTAGCCATGTTTATTTAGTATCTTCATGTCCAGTTGTCTCGGTTATTTTCAGGAAACTGAGGGGGCCACTCATCAATATCTTTCAAGTAATCAATAAGTTTTTTAATGAGGGCTCCCTGTTCGTTCAACAATCTTACGGCTTCATTAATATTTGATTTTTGCTGATCATTTATATATTTCTGATTCTTAATGATTGCGCTTTGAATTTCGTTGATCGACATTACAGCGTTGGCGTCCTGAAGAATCTCAATGCTCTCGTTAGCTAATTTTACTTGCGCTATCGAGTGTCTTATGTCTTGGATGGCGAGTAGCGACATAAATATTAGAGTTAAAGCGGTGCCGACATAGCAGCAATTTTTATTTTTAACGGTCCATAATTTTATTTTCGTCCATAATTTTTTCATTTTTGCATCCTTTCTGCACCGCTATTCCCGTCAGTAAAGCTCCCGCCACGAAAGTAAGGACTAGTAGCACTATTAAATTGTATTTTTTTGGTTTCTTGGGCCGAGAGTGGGGATAAAATTGAGGTTCTGGGGGTGGATTGCTTGCCATTTTCTTCCTCCTTTTTTTCTTGGCATGATTTGATTCCCTGCAATCCGCAAATCGCGAAGGCTAGCACAAAGATTATTAAGGCGTCGTGGTCTTGTTTTTTCATTTTTACATATAATTAATTACACTTTTTTAAATAGTTTTCCTTAAAGAAAAGTCTATACAGAGTGGATATAAAAGATAAAATTACAAAGTTTTATGAAGAAAACATAGATCTTTTGTCAGAAAAACGAAAAACTCTCGACGGAGAGACCGTTCTTGAAAATATAAATGATATAATTTTTATCAATTCTTGCCCCGGTGTCGGAGATGTTCTGTCAGTTTTTCATTTGCCTAAGTTATTTAAAAAACATGGCCTAAATTCTAAAGTACATAGCGCGAACACTAATCTTTTCAATGGAATGGCCAAGTACAACCCAGATATAAAGACGGTAGATCTTAGCTGGCCGGTATTTAAAGTAGAACAGATACAGGCATGGTA